ACAAGTACAAAAAAGAGGAATAAGAGGTAAAGAACCTTTAAACATTGAAAAGATACACGAAATGGTCGAGTACGCTTGTGAAGATATAAAAGGCGTATCATCATCACAAGTTGAGATGAATAGTGGTCTACAATTTTATGATGGCATATCTACAGATGAGATACAACAAATCTTAATTAAGTCTGCTTCAGATTTAATATCATTAGAAAATCCAAATTATCAATTTGTTGCTGCTAGACTTTTATTGTTTAGTTTAAGAAAACAAGTTATCAATAAACTTTGGGATCACCCACACATTTATAAACACGTAAAAGCTGGTGTTGAAATAGGTGTTTATGATAAAGCTATTTTAGAAGATTACGAAGAAAAAGATTTTGATCGAATGGAGTTATGGATTGACCACGATAGAGATTATACATTTACCTACGCTGGTCTTAGACAAGTAATAGACAAATACTTAGTACAAGATAGAAGTAACGGACAAGTTTTCGAAACTCCTCAATTTATGTATATGTTAATTTCCGCTACTATGTTTGCTAAGTATCCGAAAAGTAAAAGGATGAGTTATGTTAAAAAATATTATGACGCAATTTCACAATTTAAAATTAATATTCCAACGCCTGTTATGGCTGGTGTCCGTACCCCTCTTAAGCAGTATGCTAGTTGTGTCCTTGTTGACATTGACGATACTTTACCTAGTATCTTTAGTGGTGATATGGCTATTGGGCGTTATGTTGCCCAAAGGGCTGGGATCGGAATTAACGCAGGAAGAATCCGAGGTATCAACTCACGTATTAGAGGCGGTGAGGTACAACATACGGGTGTTATACCTTTTCTTAAAAAATTTGAAGCGACTGTTAAGTGTTGTACACAAAACGGAGTACGAGGCGGATCAGCAACAGTACACTTTCCAATTTGGCACCAAGAAATAGAAGACATCATTGTCTTAAAGAATAATAAAGGTAGTGAAGATAATAGAGTTAGAAAATTAGATTACTCAATTCAAATCTCAAAATTGTTCTATGAGAGATTTATTAATGAACAAGAAATAACTTTATTTTCACCACACGAAGTACCTGAACTATATGAGGCGTGGGGTACAGATAAGTTTGATGAAATCTACTTAACTGCTGAAAGAAAAATAAGTGTTAAGAAAAAGAAAGTAAACGCACAAGAATTATTTTTTGACATCTTAAAAGAACGTGCTGAAACAGGTCGTATCTATATTATGAACATAGATCACTGTAATACTCACTCATCATTTAAAGATAGAGTAACAATGTCAAATTTATGCCAAGAGATTACTTTACCAACTGTGCCAATACAACACATAGATGGTGAAGGTGAAATCGCATTATGTATTTTATCTGCTATTAATGTTGGTAAAATTTCATACTTAGATGACTTAGAAAGTTTATGTGATTTATCAGTACGTGCTTTAGATGAACTAATAGAACATCAACAATATCCTGTACAGGCAGCCGAAGTATCTACAAAGGCAAGACGTAGTTTAGGTATTGGTTATATTGGTTTGGCACACTATCTTGCTAAAAACAAAGTTTCCTATGAAGATAAACAGGCTTGGAAAGAAGTAGATGAATTAACTGAATACTTCCAATATTATCTTTTAAAAGCTAGTAATGAACTTGCTAAAGAAAAAGGCAAATGTGATTACTTTGATAGGACAAAATATTCAGACGGTATCTTACCGATAGATACTTACAAGAAAGAGGTAGATGAGATTGTAAATCGTAAACTATCTTTACCTTGGGAGAAACTACGAAAAGACATCAAGGAATTTGGGCTTCGACATAGCACACTATCAGCTCAAATGCCATCTGAATCCTCTAGTGTGGTCTCTAATGCTACAAACGGCATAGAGCCACCTAGAGATTATTTAAGTATTAAGAAATCTAAACAAGGTCCGTTAAAACAAGTTGTACCACAATATTCTACTTTGAAAAATAATTATACATTATTATGGGATATGAAGTCGATGGAAGGATATATAAACATAGTATCTGTTATACAAAAGTATTTTGACCAAGCTATAAGTGGTAACTGGTCTTATAATCCTGAACATTTTGAAGACAACCAAGTGCCGTTATCTGTTATGGCACAAGATTTATTGACAACATACAAGTTAGGTTGGAAGACTTCGTATTATCAGAATACATATGACGCTAAAAGAGATATTGACGAACCAGCACATCCTGTTGGGTTTAATGATAATGTACCTGAAGAGGAAACTAAACCACAAGATTTGCTAGACGAAGAAAATTGCGAATCCTGTACAATTTAAAGGAGAGAACATATGGCATTTTTAGTCGCAAATGTTCCTCATACAGATGTTTATGTCAAAAAAGAATATCTGTATGACTTACAAAAAGGTCACGGAGAACTTACAGAAGGTGTTTGGGTCACAGTTAAAAGTATTCAAGGTAGAGCATTATACTTTGAAACATACTTACCAGAATATGGTGCCTTGTATGACAAGTTACCTATATCTGCTTTTGTATGGAAGAAAGATATAAAAGAAGACATTCCTTTAACAGAATTACAGTTATGGGATTGTTTTAGTTACGATTTTAGTATTTGTGCTAAACAAATTTTAACAGGAAACAAATGTAAATATATGTCTCCTAGTAAAAAATGGTATCACGGTTGGTATATGTACACTATTGATAATTGTAATAGTACGAACTTAGAAAGAAATGTAACTTATAGTGAAATACCATCACAACATAAGTCATTTAACATATTAAGATTAGAGAACGGTTACTTTGCCGCTCAACCTAATAATAGAGTAATATTCTATGATAAGTCTTTAACTCCAAGTGAATTGAAGTTTCCAGACTTTAAAGTGTCCACAGTAGAATATTCTGTTGAAAGTGAACTAAAGTGGACCGCAGGAGATGATGAAAATTATTTTTACGAACTGAAGGAAGGTAAAGAATAGAAATGGCAAAAAGTGTATTTAATAAAGATAAGAACTTAGACTCAACAAAACAGTTAATGTTTTTTGGTCCTGATTTGGCTGTACAACGATATGATGATATGAAGTATCCTATCTTTGATAAATTAAATCAACAACAATTAGGTTACTTTTGGAGACCTGAAGAAATATCATTACAAAAAGATAGAAATGATTATGAAAATTTATCAGAACAACAAAAGTTTATCTTTACATCTAATCTAAAATATCAAACTATGTTAGATAGTGTACAAGGTAGAGGACCTTGTTTGGCATTTTTACCATTCTGTAGTTTACCAGAACTTGAAGGTTGTATTGTAACGTGGGACTTTATAGAAACAATACACAGTAGAAGTTATACTTACATTATTAAAAATTTGTATTCTGATCCATCTGAAATATTTGATACTATCATACAAGATGAAAAGATTGAACGTAGAGCTAAATCTGTAACTCAAACTTATGATGATTTAATTGCTATGGGTTATCAATGGACATTAACACCTGATAAAGTAAATATGTATGAGTTAAAAAAGAAACTATATAAAGCTATGGTTACAGTAAACATCTTAGAAGGTTTACGTTTCTATGTTTCATTTGCTTGTTCATTTGCTTTTGGTGAATTAAAACTGTTAGAAGGTTCTGCTAAAATTATTTCATTTATTGCTAGAGATGAAAGTCAACATCTTGCTATGTCACAAACAGTAATTAATAATTGGCGTGATAGAGAAAACGATAAGGAGATGTTAAAAGTTATGAAAGATTGTGAGAAAGAAGTATATCAAATGTATGATGAAGCTTTACAAGAAGAAAAACGTTGGGCAACTTATCTATTCAGTAAAGGTTCTATGATAGGATTATCAGAAAAACTATTACATCAATTTGTAGAGTATATGGCAAATAGAAGAATGAAAGCTATAAACTTAGAACCAAAGTATGACCAAAAAACAAATCCATTACCTTGGGTAGATCATTGGTTAAATAGCCGTTCGTTACAAAACGCACCACAAGAAACAGAAATTGAAAGTTATGTTATTGGTGGTATTAAACAAGACGTAAAGAAGGATCAATTTAAAAAATTTAAACTATAATGGCTCAATTAGAAAAACTTAAAAAGACTTGTTTCAATTGTGAAACTAAATATACCATAATATGGGATGTTAATGAACAAGATTTAAATCCATTAACTTGTCCCTTTTGTGGATTCGAAGTAGGATCAGAATTGGAAGAAGATGAAATTTGGACAAACGAACAAACAGAAAACGAAGACGATAATTGGAATTGATTATAGTTTAACAAGTCCTGCGATATGTATTAATAGTGATAATAATTTTATGTTTTATTATTTGACAAATAAGAAAAAATACTTAGGCAATATGTCTAAAAATATTATAGGATTTGAACACCAAGAGTATGATACTCCTATTAAAAGATTTAGTCAAATATCAGATTGGGTAATTAGAAAAATTCATACGTTAGAATATAATATAAACAATTCTATGAAAGTGTTTATAGAAGGATATTCATTTGGTTCTAAAGGACAAGCAGTATTTCAAATTGCTGAAAATTGTGGTATTTTAAAATATAGATTACAAGAATTAAATATATCATACGACACAGTTGTACCTAGCGTTGTTAAAAAAGGTGCTACTGGTAAAGGTAATGCTGATAAAGATATGATGTATGAATCTTTTGTTAAAGAAACAGGCATCAATTTAAAAAAGATATTTGATACAGATAAAGTAGGCAATCCTGTATCAGATATTGCTGATAGTTATTTTATACAGAAAGTTGGTTATGAAAATATTAAAGGCTCAGAAAAGTCTTCCTGATTTTACACTTCAATTCTTTGATGTAAAATCTTTACGTACAATACCAAATGATACGTGGTTAAAAAATAGATCAAATGAATTTGGCTATGGTGAAAGTTTTGAAAAGCACGGTATGATTTGGCCGATTGCTGTTACCGATCACCGACAACAGTGGGTACAAGATAGAATACTTCCTAAAAATCCTCATCACAAAGATAAGAATGGTAAATTAATACCAGGTTATTATGTACACATAGGTAACAAAAGAGTTATGTGGGCAAAAGAAAATGGTTATGATAAGATAGAAGGTTATTATTTCAATTCTATGGAAGATAAAAGAAAGATACATCAACTACAACATATAGAACATACGGAGATACCTAAATGAAAAATGTAAATGGTTGGTGGTTACCTGATTACGATACACACTTTGTATCTATGCTTAAAGAAGTTAATGGCGAGTTTACTTATCAACAATCACATAGAGATTATGTATTAGGTTTTGTTAAAAATTTTGATGTTGTTATAGATGTAGGTGCTAATGTAGGTTTTTGGTCAAAAGATTTTTGTAGAAAATTTAAAACAGTATGGGCATTTGAACCTATTAATGATATTATAGATTGTTATAGAAAAAATATGAAAGAGTTTGATAACTGGCATTTAGAACAAGTTGGTTTATCAGATAAACAAAAAGAAAACGTAGAGATTTATAAAGGCATACAAAATTCAGGTGGTGCTTCTTTAGTAGAAGGATTTGAAAGTGCTAGTAATCAAGTTGAATATATTGATATAAAGATGATGGATAATTATATTAATGATTTTGATAAAGTTGATTTAATTAAAGTAGATATACAAGGGCACGAATACGAGTTTGTATTAGGTGCGTTGAAGTTTATAGATAAGTTTAGTCCTATATTATCTTTAGAATTACCTATTAGAACAACTGTAGAAAAAACATATGCTCAGGCAGTAATAGATGAATTACACGTTTTAGGTTACAATCAAGTAGGCAGACACAAAAAAGATACGGTATTTAAAAGATGAACATAGCAGTAGTTACAACATTAAATAAAAAATTATACAATCAGTATGGTTATAAATTCTTTGAAACGTATAATTGGAATTTTGATTTGATAGTGTATAGTGAAGATATGTTAGATATACCTAACAGAAATCAAATTGTAAAAAGTATTTTTGATGAGATACCTGAATGTGAACAGTTTGTAAACAGAAACAAACATAAACCAGTTGAAAATACAGGCAACGGATATTTACAAGATGCTGTTCGATTTTGTTATAAAGTTTATTCATATACAGATATGATATTAAACAGTGAAGATTATGATGGCATTATAGGTATTGATGCTGATAGTGTATTTTATAAATCTATAAATGAAGAATGGATAAAACAACATATACATAAAGATGATTGTATGATGTCTTACTTAGGTCGTGGTAATAATTATAGTGAATGTGGTTTTTTATATTGGAATTTAAAACATAAAGATACCAAAGACTATGCTAAATATATGAAAGATATGTACTCTACAGATCAAGTTTATAAT